ATCAACAATCTAACTGCAAAGTACCTGAACGGGTTGTTAAGTTTGAGCATCTTGTATCTAAAATACTAGCAGAGCAAACAAGTACTGGTTTTGGTTATGATTCTAATAAAGGTGACTACTTAATTGGTCAACTTCTAATTGAAAGAGCACAAATTGAAGACGAGATGCGTACAATCTTTCCAGATAAGATTATTGAGCGTTATTCAGAAAAAACAGGTAAGCGTCTTAAGGATAAGATTGAAGTTTTTAATCCCGGTTCTCGTCAGCAAATTGCAAGTAGACTATTTGAAAAGTATGGTTGGGAAGCACCCAAAACAGATAAGGGAAATCCAAAGGTTGATGAATCAGTTCTATCAAAACTGGATTATCCAGAAGCCAAAAAACTAGTTCAATACTTTGATTGTATTAAGTTAATGGGTCAGGTAGAAGATTGGAATACTAGGTCAACTCACTCTAGGGATGGACGAATCCACGGGCTTGTAAACGCACAGGGAGCCGCTACAGGGCGTTGCACACACAGTCAACCCAACATGGCCCAAGTGAGCAAAGACAAGCGTGCTAGGGCTTTATTCGTCCCCATACAAGACGATCATGTTCTGATTGGATCAGACCTTCAAGGTCTTGAATTAAGAATGCTTAGTCATTTTATGGCTAAATATGATAATGGTAAGTATGGTGATAAAATCCTAAATGATGATATTCATACATACAACCAAAAGGCAGCTGGTCTACCAACAAGGGACGCGGCTAAAACATTTATCTATGCTTACTGTTATGGTGCTGGTGATGAAAAACTTGGTAAGATTATTGGTGGCAACAGAAATGCTGGTTCTCAGATTAGAGCAAAGTTTCAAAAAGAAATTCCAGCACTAGATAAGGTTCAACAAGAAGTTAAATTTGCTGTTGCTAAATACAAAGGTGTTCAATTACCAGATGGTAGAATTGTTCCAGTTAGATCAGAACACGCAGCACTTAATACATTACTACAAGGTAGTGGTGCAATTGTTAGTAAGTTGTGGATGTGTATTGCTTATGTTAATCTTAAGAAAAAGTTTGGTAATAAAGTTAAACAAGTTGCTTATGTTCACGACGAAATTCAATACTCATGTCATAAAGATATTGCAGATGAGGTTGGTAAAGTCATAACTGCCGCTGCTACCGAGGCTGGCGAAAAGTTGGACCTTAAGATACGAATTGATGCAAATTATTCTATTGGTTCCAATTGGAGTGAAACACACTAATGAAAGCGGAGATATACATTGCATTCTATGATTATTCAAAAGGACTTGGATGGTGGAGATCCACACTTATCAAAACACTCACCCTCTCTAGAGTCAATCATGTTGGAATTATTTTTGATCTTCCTTTTTCTAGTCTCTCTCCGATGGTGGTGGACGGCGAGCGATGTAGATTAATAACAGAATATATACTTGAAAAAAAAGGAGCTATCCTATTATATAAAAAATATATGGGTAGCAAAGAAACTTGTTTAGAAGAAATTAAACGAATTGCTGATTCTCATAAAGTATGGACTTGGTATAAAGTATTATTGTGGTATTTATTTGGTCGCTGGTTTGGAATAAAAGCCCATCATTGTGGAACGCTTGCACAAAATTGGCTTAATAACAATCTTAATTATAATTTTAAAATGGGACATGTACCCCGTCTTTTTCTTGAGGAGGTAAGAAATGATTACAGTTATTATCGGTGGTAAAGGTAGAGTTGGTAAGACAACAGTTGCAAATATTATTGCTGAGTTTGCCCTAGAAAATAATCTTACTCCCAAGATTGTTCCATTTGCTTATGGTATTAAGCAGGCCGCAAAAAACAGAGGATTAACTAAAGAAAATAATCCAAAGGAATACCGTGATTTTTGCCAAACATTAGGCGAATCAATGAGAGTAAAAAATCCAGATCATTGGGTTAATGAATGGAAAGCAAGAGTTCGTGAAATTGAAAAAGAAGAAGCAAACGATCTATTAACCAATTCTGAATTCTGGAAAGAAAGAGTAATTATTGTTGATGATTGTCGCTATACAAACGAAGTAGCAGCAGCAAGAGACTTTGATGCTGTATCTATCTTTATAAAGCAAGGTAAAAGAATTATTGCAGAAGATGATGCGGAATGGAGACTTCATCCTAGTGAAGATTTAGCCAATCGTATAGAGGCTGGTGATAAAGACTATCAAGATATGTTTAAATATATAATTACAAACGATAGTACACCAAACGCTTTAAAAAATCATTGTCTTGCTAATATATCAAAATGGCTTGAGTTATCAATAGATCTTGGTGGAAACGATACTTGTAATTGCGAGTTATGCCGAGCAAGGCGTGAAAATAGAGATCCAGATCCAGAAAAAGTAATAGATGAGTTAATGGATATTTTAGAAAAAGCTTTAGAAGAAGAGGATAATAATAATGAAAGCAATTCTTGATGGTGATATTTTAACATATAGAATTGCTTTTAGGGCTGATTCTGAGGGTATTGAGGATATTGATCTTTGGGTTCAAGATGCTTTGGACGCTTGGACACCACCAAATGTTGATGAAGTTTTGGTTGCTTTTTCTTGTCCACGAAAAGATAACTTTAGAAGAAAAGTATGGGAATCCTATAAAGCTCATAGAGATAATAATAAACAAAGCCCAGAATCTAGGGTTGATGTGGAGCAATGTATTAAAGATCATTGTAAAGCGTTTGTTGTCGGTAACCAAATAGAAGCCGATGACTTTATGGGTATAGCCGCCTCTAGCCCTTCTAGGGGCTGTATAGCCGTCACAATCGACAAGGATCTTCGTAGTGTTCCGGGATGGCATTGGAACCCAGATAAGGAGCTGGAGCCAGTCCTAATCTCTGAGGAAGAGGCAGATAGAAACTTCCACCTGCAATGGCTAACAGGGGATACTACAGATAATATTCCGGGTATTTGGAAGATGGGTCCAGCCAAGGCTAATAAATTAATAGATAGTGTTTCTATATCTAATTGGACTCCAGCTGTTTTAGCGGCCTATGAGCAGGCCAAAGATAGAGATAAAAAAGCATATACTTATGATTATTGCTTGGCTATGGCTAGATGTGTAAGAATTTTAAGATATGGGGATGTTTCTGTTAAGAAAATAACAGATAATAACATTGATAAACAAGTAAATTTATGGACTCCTAATTGTTGGAGCTAATAGATATTTTCAGAAAGGGTAGCACATGAAGAACTTTATTAAGAATATTTGGGAAAAATTGATTATTATTTATCATAAAATTAAATATAGACACGCTTATAGGAGAATAAGGGAACAACAGGAAACTTATGTTGTAGAGTCCTATAAGCACACTCCAAAGGATGTTGTATTTATTAAATCACCATATATTCCAGAGCGTAAAACTGAAGGTGCTGCCGCCTATGATTTGGTTGCAAATATTCCAAGTAATTTTGTACTATTTAGAGCTGGAGAAACACATATTATTCCAACTGGAGTTCATATTGAAATTCCAAAAGGAAAGTGTGGACTACTTTTACTACGATCTAGTCTGGCTACAAGTACAACACTAGAAATGGCTAATGGTGTTGGTTTAATTGATTCAGACTATAGAGGAGAAATTAAAGTACCACTACGAAATACCTCGTTCTCTAAACGAGCAACCATCAATAAAGGAGATAGAATTGCTCAATTATTGATTGTTGATTTTTATGCACCAACTTTAGTTCAAACTAAAGAATTGGGTAAGACAGAAAGAAACGAAGGTGGATTTGGGTCTACAGGAGCTAAATAATGAATACATTTCAAAACTTTATTGCACTAAGTCGTTATAGTCGTTGGATTGAATCGGAAGGTCGTAGAGAAACTTGGTCAGAAACAGTAGATAGATGGTGGGATTATTTTAGTGGTAAAGTCCCACAACTACTAGAAAGACCAGACATTAAAGACGCTATTCTTAATTTACAGGTTCTCCCAAGCATGCGTGGTCTTATGACAGCTGGACCAGCGTTAGATAGAGATCATACTGCTTTATATAATTGTTCATATCTTGAAATTAATTCAATTACATCTTTCAGTAACCTTATGTATATTCTTATGTGTGGTACTGGTGTAGGATATTCAGTAGAAAAAAGATGCACAGAAGATTTATCTGTTATTCCATCAAAAATTGAAAAGAATTTTAATAAGGTTATTGAAGTAGAAGATTCAAGAGAAGGTTGGTGTAATTCCCTAACCCAACTTTTATCCTACTTATATGAAGGAATTCACCCAAAATGGGATACTAGCAAGGTTAGACCTGCTGGTGCTAAACTAAAGACATTTGGTGGTCGTGCAAGTGGTCCCGGTCCTTTAGAAGAAGTATTTAGATTTGTTACACAAACATTCTATGCTGCTCAAGGAAGACAATTAACACCACTAGAATGCCACGATATTTGCTGTAAGATTGCTCAATCAGTTATTGTTGGTGGTGTTCGTAGGTCTGCTATGATTTCATTATCTGATCTTTCAGACCGTGAAATGGCAAAATGTAAGAGTGGATCTTGGTGGGCATCTAGTGGACATAGAGCACTAGCCAATAACTCAGCAATTTACTATAATCGCCCATCTTTGGGCCAATTCTTAGAAGAATGGACTGAATTGTATAACTCACACTCAGGAGAAAGAGGAATATGCAATCGTCACGCAATGAGAACAATAGCGGAAAAGTCTGGAAGAAGAAACGACATAGAGTATGGTACAAACCCATGTTCAGAAATAATACTCAGACCGAATCAATTCTGCAATCTCAGTACGATTGTTTTAAAACAAGAGGATACAATTACAACAATCAAAAAGAAGATTGAGATGGCTACAATTATTGGTACAATCCAAAGTATGTTTACAAACTTTCCATACCTATCTAAGGAATGGGAAAACAACTGTAAGGAAGAAAGATTACTTGGTGTATCAATGACAGGAATTTTTGATAATGCCTTAATGAGTGGTTCTAAGGGAATGGGTAAACTAGCCCATGCTCTTGAGTCTTTAAGAGAACATTCTGTTAAGATTAATCTAGAATGGTCTGAAAAACTTGGTATTAACCCAAGTAAATCAATTACTTGTATTAAGCCAGAAGGAACTACTAGTTGCTTGGCTGATTCATCTAGCGGTCTTCATCCAAGATATGCTCAGTTTTATTATCGAAGAGTCCGTATTGATAAGAAAGATCCTATGTATCAATTTATGAAAGATTCTGGAGTTCCTTGTGAAGATTGTGTAATGAATCCAGATTCTACAGGAATTTTTACATTTGCTCAAAAGGCTCCTGAAGATTCAACAACCCAAAAGAATTTACAAGCTATTGATCACTTAGAATTATGGCATACATATCAGCAATCATATTGCCACCACAAGCCATCTATTACTGTATCTTATGGTGATGATGAGTTTTTAGCTATTGGTCAATGGGTATATGAAAACTTTAATGAAATTTCTGGAATTTCTTTTCTACCAAAGTCAGATCATGTTTATGCTCAAGCTCCATTTGAAGAAATTGACGCAAGAACATATAACATGTCACCAAAAATTGAGGTAGACTGGTCCTTATTAAAGGAATATGAAAAAACAGATTCAACAAAGTCTTCCCACGCTATGGCCTGTACTGCTGGTGCTTGTGAAATTGTAGATTTATCTTAAGGAGTTATTATGTATTCAAAAGAACAAATGTCAACTAGATTAAAACTTGGTGTTACTTTAACAAACTCTGAGTTAATATTAGTTGTAAAGTCTTTATCTGAAAAACTAGAGGAGTTAGAAAAGAAGTATGACGAACTTTCCAAGGATAGACGAGGAACTAGTAGTTCTTCTGGAGAAACTTTATCAACCACTCCCCTATACGGAAAACCTAAGCTCTGAAGACTTTACTAGAGCTTCAGCATTTTCTGCTGGACAAGTAGATGTTGTTCAAAAAATAAGAACAATCTACGAAAAACAACAAAAGGAGAGATTTAATGTCTAACTTTAATGCTTCATATTTATCTGATTTGATTAAGCGTGCTCAAAATATTAGAGAGCAGCAGCAAAGAAGAGAATCATTAATGGCTAGGCAGCAAACCATTTCTTCTAGACAAAAACAGCCAGAGGTTATTCCTACTGCTATTCGACCAAGACAAAGAGTATTAGGAGAACCTGATACCCGTCTTAGACAAAGACAGGATGAAATAACGCCATTACTAAAACAAGCAGAAGCTTTTCAAGTAACCAAAAAACCATCAAAAGATGTAATGAGTACTTTTGGTTTTTTTGGTGAGCAAGCAAAAACAACCAGACAAGCTATTTCTTCTCCTTCTTTAGATGTTCAAAATCAAATACAAAAAATGAATAGATTATCAGAAGTAAACGCTGAGTTAATAACAAAATCTAGATTATTTTCTAACATAGGTGGATTTGGTTCTACTAGAGGAACTGGTGGTAGAGGATTTAGTGGATTAAAACAAATTACAGAAAAAGAAATAGAAGAAGCCAAAAAACTTAGCGAAGAAAAAGAAAAATTAATTAAAGAATTAAGTCTAAGAGGAGATCTGGGTAATTTTAGAGAAAAAGAAAACGCATTAAAAGCTCAACAATCAAGAATTCGTGAATTGGGTTCATTATTTCAAACAACAGAAACAGGTTTACAAACATTACAATCAGAATTTGATAAATTTTATAAACAAGGTGGTAAATTACAAATCTCTGAAGATGTATTGTCTATGGCAGATATTAAGGGTTGGAGTACACTTAAAGCTGAATACGAAAAAAACATGGCATTAAGAGATACATATTATAAAAAATTCCTTAAATCTGGTCAAAAGTTTGATAAAGATTGGTTTGAAACTTATAATAAAGCAGTAGTTGATACAGCTAAAAACATGTCTTCTGAGCTTCCAAAAATTCTTAAAACAGCAGAAACATCATTATCTGCTGCAAGAGCAACTAAAGAAGCAACTGTTGGTTCTTTACAGGCGATTCAAAAAACACTAAGACCAGAAGATTCTATTAGACAAAAAGAACGAGTAACAACCAAAGAAGCAATGTCAACAACCAGAGAACAAGCAATTGCTAGGGCTGGTAAAGTTGCTGGATTTGATACAGCAATTAAAAAAACACCACAGTTTAAAGTAAGACCAATTTAAGGAGATATAATATGGGTGGAGCACCAACAATTTCTGGAGGTATGACCCAAGCGGAATACCAAGAACTATTGGCAGAACAAAGAAGATACGCTGAACAAGCAGAAAAAGATAGAATGGCTAAGATTGAAGAAATGGAAAAAGAAAGAGTTTCTGCTGAAAAAGAACTATTAGAAGCTAAAAAACTAGCTGAAGCCGAAAAGATTTCTTCACAACAAATGGCGGAAGCTGAGTTGGCTGAAGAAATTAAAGCTGTTGAAGAACAAGAAGAACAAACAGAAGAACGACTTGGTTCAACATTCTATGATTCTTTATATAGAGGAATGGCTGGACAATCACAACAAAGACCAGAGTGAGGTAAATTATGGCAGAACAAACCTTAGCTGAAAGATTTAGACTACTTGATGGCAGACGGCAGTACCGAATCGACATTGCCAGAAAGTGTGCAAGTCTAACTATTCCTTCTGTTCTGCCACCAAGAGGCTGGTCAGAAGACGCTGGATTACCACAACCATATTCATCAGTAGCTAGTCGTGGAGTTACAGCAATGGCAAGCAGAATGTTATCTGCACTTATGCCATTAAATGATACACCTTTCTTTAAATTTGGTTTAAAAAATGGTGCTGAACCAACACCAGAAATTAAAGCATATTTAGAAACACTTAGTTATCAAGTTTATAATAAAGTAACAGCTGAAAATCTAAGAGAAACCATCTTTCAAGCATTACAACATCTTATTATTGTTGGTGATGTTATGGTAGTAATGGATGATAATTTTACATTTAAAAACCTTAGAATTGATCAGTATGTTCTTCAAAGAAATGTTCAAGGAAAAGTTATTGAAATAATCCACCTAGAATATTATCCTTTAGATCCAAATGCTGAAGTTGATTTAATAGGTGAAGGTATTGGACTAGAAACTAGAGTTGGTTATGATACAATTTATTGTCAATATAAACTATCAGAAGACAATAAAACTTGGTTAGCTAGAAAAGAAAACGAAGAAGGCGAAGTTATTATGGAAGGAGAATATACAGTTCTTCCTATTATTCCTCTTCGTTGGTATGGTATTGTTGGAGAAAACTATGGTCGTTCTCATTGTGAAGATATTCTAGGTGATCTTACAACCCTAGAAAATTATACACAAGCCCATATTGAAGGAATGGCCGCATCTTCTACATTCTGGATTGGAGTAGATCCCGGAGGTCTTACAGAAATTGATGATATTTCTGAAGCTAACAATGGAACATTTATTCCAGCAAGACCAAACGATGTATTTTGTCTTAGCCCATCACAAACACTTAATCCACAAATCCAAGCAACATCAGCCGCTGTTCAAGAAATGCGAAGAGAGGTTTCTGATGCGTTCTTAATGACCAGAGGAGCACTTCCTACCGGAGATCGTGTAACTGCAACAGCAGTAAGAATGATTGGATCAGAACTAGAAACAGTTCTTGGTGGTGCATTCTCAGCAATCGCTAGAGATCTTATGGAACCAGTTGTAAAACGAACAATTTTTGTAATGTTAAACAATGGTGACATGGATGAAAGAATGTATGAACAGTTTTTCGATAAAGATGGAACACTAAATACTGAAATTATTACAGGTCTTCAGGCTTTATCAAGAGATTCTGATTTACAAAAACTAATGCAAATGGGTGAAATGGTTAGAAACCTACCACCACAAGCATTACAAACATTCCGTTGGGATTCTTATTCAAGAGCATTAATTTCATCTCTTGGTTTTGATCCAAGAATGTGGGTAAAATCAGAAGAACAAATAATGAAAGAACAACAGATGGCTCAACAGCAAGCTATGGCCATGCAAATGCAACAACAGGCTGGACAGGCTATTACAGACGGTGTTATTAATACGGCATCACAGGCCGCACAGCAAGATTTACAGGCAACTGGAGGTCAGGGAATTGCTCAAATGGCACAAAGAGCTGGAGTTGATCTATCACAACTAGGATTACAAGCATGAAAAGATTAAACAAAGAATCAATGCCTTGCAATAAACCACGAAAATCACCAAAAGCTGGTAAAAAGCGTGTAGTAAAGGCTTGTGCTAACGGAAAAGAAAAGATTATTCACTATGGTGCTACTGGATATGGTCATAATTATTCTCCAGCTGCTAGAAAATCTTTTAAAGCACGACACAAATGTTCAACCGCAACAAATAAACTAAGTGCCAGATATTGGGCATGCAAAAATCTATGGGCTGGTCCCGGAGGTTCTAAAGCAAGTTGTCCAAAAG